AATCCCATCATCATAGCCATTACAATCAATCCAACAGGCAATCCAAATAATGCAGTTGGTGTTGCCATCATTTGTGCAAATGTAACTAATCCACTTCCCATTCCGGAAAAGAATGAACCAATTGCTTTACCCAAATTACCAAGTATTGTAGGCATTGTACTCGAAGCTTTTGATAACCCACTCATTATTGTATTGAAGGTTGTCATAACTCCGGATGCTAATTTATTTGCCAATTGCATAACTACATCCACACCTGATTTTAAAACAGCGCCTAATTCAGTAATAATACTTTTTAGTACAGTTGATACACCTTTAACCGAATCCACTAATCCTTTTGTAAATCCTCCTCCCGCTGCTCCGCCTCCGCCAGGTGCTCCGCCCCCACCGGGTGCTCCTCCGCCCGGCATTGCACCGCCCGGCATTCCGCCGGCCATTTGTGGTGCCGCTCCAGCTGGAGCTGCTCCTCCGCCACCCATTCCAGGTATCATCCCACCAATGGATTTCATAAGGCCTCCGCCACCCATCATTTTACTCAATATAGTTCCACCTAATAGCATTGCTATACCTGATACAATGTTTTCTAATAATCCGCTTACAAATCCCAATTTAGTACTTTCGGTCATTTGTTTTGCAAATGCATCACTTTTAATCCAAGCTTCATTCATAGCACCGGCTAAGTTAGCAGCTTGTTGTGCTGCTTTATTTTGATTTTCTTTTAATAATTTATAATCACCAGATGCTAAATATGAATCCGCTATCTTTTGAGATAGTTGTGCATCCAAAATTGCTGTATTTGCAGATATAGATGCTTCTTTCTGACTTAATGCAGATTCTGCTGCTTGAGTTCTTGATAAGAAATCCTGATTAGCTGCTCCTGCTTTTCCTTCTTTTAATCCTCCAACTTGTGCTCCACTTTTTGTTGCTATTTTTTGTAGAGAACTTAAATCCATTCCTCCTAATGCTTGAGAAAGTGCATCTTGTTGGAACATATCCATTTGAGCAGGGTCTAAACCTTGTGCTTTTAATGATTCTAAAGCCCCTGCCGTATCACCACTTGCGAATTTAGCTCTAACTTCGGAAAGGTCTACATTTTTACCTAACATAGCTGATAACTGCATTTCCTGTTTGATACTATCCTTATAGTTCATAACCATACTTTTACCAGCTTTTGCTATATCTCCAAAACTAACACCTAATGATTGTGCGTATGCCACTTGCTTTGCTAAAGCAGGACCTGATTTAATTTGGTATGATAGTGCATCTTTGGAAGCATCTGCTATTTCTCTCATCAATCCACCCAAACCAATTTTTGCTTGGTCAGCCATATTTCTTAAACCTTCGGAAAGATTCATAGCAGTTGATTCAGAAACACCATCCATTCTTTGAAACATCTCATTAATAGATGCTATACTTTCAACGGATTGGCCTGTTCTTTCAGCCATAATAGACATATCAGCACCTACTTTTGCGGATGGCATTCTACCTGTTGCAGCTGATGCTGCTTCCATTCCCGATGCAATTTTATCAGCACTTATTCCTGCTAATTGTAATTGTGCTGCACCATATCCTACTGAACCAATTTTGTTACCAAATAATGCGGTTTTTGCAGCTCTTTCAAATTGAGCTGCACCTTGTTGCATCGATGCACTAAATTGAATTGCCGCTTTTGCTCCTGCAAATGCTGCTTCTTGTTGTAACTTAGCTATTTCACCTTCAGAATTAATTCTATTCTCTAACCTTTCTTGTTCTATTTGTTTAGGTATAGATTGTGCATCTACCTGAAGTTTACCAATATCTGCTTCTGTATCAATTCTGTTTTGTGCACTTTGCCTATACTGCTCCATAGCAGTTTTAATTGGAGCACCAAAGTAATCCATTGCTGCTTTACCTAATGCTGCTCCTAAAGCAAATACAGCGGCTTTAAATGCTAATGTATCTTTTGTATTGGTTTTAATCAATGTATTGAGCTCACTCATAGCGGGGATTCCACTAAAATTATCAAATATAGTATCTATACTCTGAATATTTTGTGCGGATTTTTTTGCTAATTCTCCAAATGAACTTATCTCACTATTCATATTTTGAATAATAGGTCCAACTTCATTTAAAGTATCTTTTGATAATTCTATATATGATGTGGTTTCTTTGTATCTGTCTGCCGATTCTTTTATTAATTTATTTAAATCATCAAGACTTATTTTACCATCAGCATATTCTTTATTGATATTTGCAACAGATGTTACATTTGCTTTATAAGCATCGCCAATTTTTTTAAGTTTTTGTCTATCTTCATCGCTTATTTTTGCGTTATCTTTTGCTATTACTCCTATACTTTTTAATGTAGCTGCAGATTGTTCAATTCTTTTTCTCTGCTGTTCGTATGTCGCAGTATTTTTACCTATTATATTTCCAATACTTCTTAATTCTGCATCTATATCTTCAAAATTATCAAACGTATCTGAAAGACTTTTATTCCATTTTTCTGTATTTTTTGAGAGAGCATTCCATTGGTCTACTAATTTATTGATTTTATTCAATAACTTATCAGCTTCTTTACCGGAAGCTTTAAGCATCTCTGCATTTAATTTTGAAATTTCGGCATCTAATTTTTGCCTTTTGTTAAATGGATTATCAGCCATCTGTTATTAGAAATTACGATATTTATCAATAATAGCATCTATTGGAGCAGTATCTTTTCCAGCTTTTCTAACCATATCTTTTGCACTTTGCAACATACGGTCGCTATCTTTTTTCCATGCAAAATATGCCCTTTGCAAATCTGGATTGTCGGTATTTGCAAATACTTTATCCAATTTATCCTCTTCACCATTTACTTTTGCTGAAAATAAAGCATTAAAAAATTTAGATAAAAGGCTTACTTCTATTAATATTTTTTTTGACATATTTTTTCTATTATGTTTATCTATAAATATAAACAATTAATTAATTTATCTCCTTCTAACTCTACTTGATGATTTTGATTTCGATGTAGCCTTATCCATCTCTTCTTTTTCTTTATCTTTAGCTTTGATAAGTTCTCTATAATAGAACTCTCTAAGTTTAATAGGCATATAATAAACATCATGCCAATTAAATCCACCATTGGCATAATAAACCATTTGAAAAATCTTTTGATGGAGAATAACCGAATAATTACTCGGTAGGATAAAAAAACCCAATCCCAAATGGGATTCTTAGTGCCTCCGTCTCACCTGTTACTGGGGATGTATAATCAAATTTAAGGTCTAAATCAGGTGTAATTTTATTTACCTCTTTTCTCAATGCTTTTGAATCTCCGGCTAATAATCTATTTGTTACAAAATTACTAATGTAACCAATTTCTCTATTACCATCAACTTCTACAATCATTCTTCTATATCTTGTAGTAATCTCATTTGAAGTTTTCAAAGTTTTTTGAGATGCTTCAATATCTTTATTGATTGCCAATTCATCACCATGTGTAAGTAATTTGAATTTAACAGATGTTTTTGAGATTGGTAATACAAAACTATATTCATTTTGTCTATTTAACAAAGATTCATCTAATTCTTTTACTTTTATAGTAGTTAAATCAATATTAACTTCGGTTTCTTCTGAATCAAACGGGTCAACTATTTTAGTGATATATTCAGGTCCAAATGCTAATATACGAGATGTAATCAATATAGCGTTTTTATCACCAATTACCAAATCATTTACATTAACTCCGGGCTCTACTACTATTGATTCTAATAGTTTATCCAATTGAATACCCTTTTTAATTAAATTCGTAGATGTAAGGATATCTTCTTCCTTCGCTGTCATTAATTTAATAGTAATCTCTCCTTTTGATAATGGATTACTTTCAGGATATACTAATCCCTTTGATGGTAAACTGATAATTTCTGTTGGGAATGGAAATGATTTTTGTGTTGGTTGTGGTGCATTTCCTAAACCTCTTGTAACTTGTTGTTCGATATTTTGTTCCATAATAATAACTAATATTGTTTATATATAAGTATATATAAAATAAATTTTTGTCAAATAAAAAAGGGTAGAAAATCTACCCTCTTTTAAAAAATCACTATTTTAAATTTTACAATTAGAGATTAGTACTCAAGAATTGCGTAATCATAGCTTAAAGTTAATTCTATCGATAATGGGTCATTTGAAGCCCAATCCAATTCGCCGAAGTTTGCTGAAGAAATGAATGCTCCTTTCAAAGTCCATTGCTCTACTTTATCACCTACTGGTCCTAATAAGTAGAATGTGATATCTTTCTTATAGAAAGCTGCGTATCCATCTCTACCTGTTAAAGATTCGTGTGATTGTCTAACCCACTCCATAACTTGCTGTGCACCTGATGGTACAATTGGGTCATAAAGAGTGATACTTACATCATCCCAAGTTGATTTACCC